CATGGACCCTGACTGCGGATTCGTTAGGGAATACTACGAATCTGATGTGCCAGAGGATGACCGATGGCTAGAATAAAAGACGTTCTAGAAGACTTCGCTACCCTACATGAAGGTAGCGCAGTTGCATCGGTGAAGGACAAAGTTCACCCACTGGACAAGAACGTTAGCCAAGAAGACTATTTGAAATACGTTGAAGAACACTTAGGGGGAGACGAACCTATTGGTGTTTACCCCCTATGGCAAAGAAACAACGTATGGATGGTTAACTGGGTAGCAGTTGATCTAGATGAAGGTGATGTGTCAGACGTACACGCAGACAACCTTGTCGCTTTACTTACCAAAATGAAGATTAAGTCATGGAAAGAACCATCTCGAAGCAAGGGATACCATGTCTGGGTATATCTCAAAGAACCTATCTCAGCGACCATAGGTCGCAACGGAATGATCGGAGCGTGCAGAACAGTAGACGTACCTATCAAAGAAGTTTACCCTAAACAAACCTTCTTAGAAGGCAACAAGATAGGCAACTGTTTACGTCTCCCATATCCAAAGATTAGGAAACCAGGCAAGCAAGAAGTAGAAGGCTACAGCCTCAAACAATTTGTGGAAGAAGCAATGGAGAACAGAACTCCGCCAGCCATCTACCGCAAACTTCTCCCTTTGTATAACGCTACACGCCCAGTGACTTTACATAAGTTCAAAGACACAGGAACTAAGACTGACGGAAACTTTGTTGGTGTAGCAGAAGAGATATGGAACAACCCTACAAGCAAGCGTGGAGCTGACGCAACAGACAGATCAGCTACGCTCTACGCATTTGCAGGAAGCCTGCTATGGCAAGAGTATTCAATACAAGCTACCATTGATTGGGTACGGCGACTAGATGACAGGATAGGTAAGTATGTTGACAGGCAAGACAGAGAGCGAAGACTCCAAGCGCTCGTTGAACGAGCAGCGCAGGAGGTAAAGGTTCGTGA